CGAACTCGTATACGATTGCGCTGTAAGGCTTAACCAGAGCGCCTGAGAAACGACCTTCCATGAGGTACTTCTGCTTATTGAAGTCGATATCGAAATCATCAAACATAGCAAGAGCGCCACCACGATCACGGCCTACTACATAGTCATTAAGGTTAACCAGCATAGCTCCAAGATACTTGGTATCTGCATCATCGATTCTGTAAAGTCCATCAAAGATCGGAACTTCAACAATCTTATCAACTCTAAGAGCTGTCTTAAGATCATCTACTGAATTGTACATACGTCTCTTGGTTGTATCCTTGAGAAGTAACAGATCACAAAGCAGGTCATCAGTAATAAACAGAGTAGGTGAACCCGAACCTCTGTAAAGCTTACGTGAACGAACTACGTTATCAATGAAGAGTTCAGCCTTTGTATCAGAAGTAGTCTGAGCAGTAATAGCGATTGCTCTCTTAACTGTGAAGAGATCATCATCTGTCCAGATAGGTCTGATATTAGCTTCCTTGATCTTGTCAGGGTTAAGACCATTACGTCCATCACCAACCAGGATAGCACGAGCACATTCCTCATCATACATTACACGCATTTCAGCCTTGATGAACTCGATAACTGAGAAATCAGTGATATCGATAACATCATCACGATCGATTGACTGCTTCTTATAAACTGTGGTAGGAGTGGTTTCTCTCTTTAAGAGTGAGAATACTTCATCAACCTTACGGTTACCCTTGATGTAACCCTTAGCACGAGCCTCATCCTCTGTAATATCAGCAAAGATGGTCTTAACACGGCTGAACGGAGACTGACGAACACCTTCCATTACTGTGTTAACCCATTCGGTACGTCTCTTAATAAACTCGGGCTTCTCTGTGTAGTTCTTTGCATTGGGAAAGAGATAATCAATATTCTCAATTCCATACTCTGCGCTATGTGCCATTACAGAATCCCTAAGTGAACCGAACTTAACTGCATCCTGCATAATTTCCTGGCAAAGCTCTGCTGACTGAATCATTACGTTGCTATCAGCGTCTTCAAATACGTTGTGTCTAGCCATTTCATTTTCTCCTTCTTCTGTGAAATTTGAATGATTTAATGTTTCGTCGTCATCGTCGTCTGATTCATAGCTACCGTCTTCCTCATCGTCATCTTCATAATCGGACTCAGAATACGACTCTGAATAGTCTTCGGTGTCGTCGTAATCTCCATCTTCATTTGATTCATAATCCTCTTCATAACTGGGCTCTTCATATTCCTCACTATGTGAGAGAGTATCCTCGTCCTGGTCATTTTGATCTTCATCGTCAAAGATAGAGTGTGATACATCTTCGCTATCCTGATCATCAGTATCTTCATAATTGCCTACAGACTTTTCAGCCTCTTCAGCAACGATACCCATCATAATCTTCATAGCTTTAATTTGATCATCGTTCATGGTATCAATGGTACCTTCGAGATCAAAATTATCCCCATCAGATGCATGTTCAAGAGAATCGTCTTCGTCCTGTTCATTGAACATTTCGTTTTCGTACTCTTCTTCTGCACTTGAGTGAATGATGGGGTTCTCAGCACCAGCGAATATCTGTACAGCATCTAAGCCGTCTTCATCCTCGGCACCGGTTCCATGAGCTAAAACTGCATCAATCTTAGCGCCACGGTTAGCCCCTGCAAGGACTAGAGATACTTCTCTAATCACACCGTGAGTAACATCGCGGCCTGCCTGCTTAAGCTTATTAGCAAAAACAGATAGAGAATCTAAATCTCCATTCTTTATGAGGGACAAAGCTGTTCTGCCAGCCTCGACTTCTTTGTTAATGTTTCCATAACAATAGACGCCGTCTGGACGATTTTCCAACGTAACATGGCCAATAACATTATCGAGAGACTTGTGATCATGATTGTAAACCAACGGAACTGTCATTCCATCACAATCGATGAACGCATTCTTCTTAATAACTCTACCATCATCACACAGAATATCGTTCTTGGTGGCATATCCACTAAAATCGTAGATCATGTTCTTTCTCCTCTCTAAATATTTATTTAAACAACGACCTGTATTCCTCAGGAGTTAACTCTTGATTGTAATCAATGTTTTCCTCTCCATTTTGATTTCCTTCAGCTTCTTCATACTCTTCCGGTGTCATTTCTTGATTGTAGTCTTCTTCTTGGGGAGCCATCATTTGAGTTTCATTAGCTTCTGGATAATCTGGCATATTAGCGTTGTTTAATTCATCTGCCTTTGGATCTTCAGCAGGAGGCATACCGACTTTCTGTCTAAGCTCATTAGGTGTCATGATCTGATTACGTGATAATACATCTGCAAGCTTAGCAAGTTCAGTAATAGGTATGTACCTGAATGGATCTTTAAAGAACACGATTGACTGCCCTCTTGTACGGGCGGTTTGAGTGAGCCATTTACGTCTCATTTCACCAACTAAAGCAACACATATTGGTTCGACTATACTTGTGATATAATTGTTCCAAACAGATTCAGTAGCTGTTCCATTAAGGAGTTCATCACTAATACCAAGTTGCTGTTTAAAAGTATCCATTAAATATTTAACATGCTCTAACAAGTTATTTTCTAATGGTTTACTTAATGGAATAAGTTTTTCATTCATATCCATGTAAGCAATTCCTCTTGGACTATTAGCTAATTGATCCTCAATTTCATTAATACGCTTCTGAGCATAATCTTGCTTTAATTGTGATTTTGTACTATATGGTACTTGAATAACCATATTTAATTTATCACTAGCAGATTCATTATCTATAACATCCAATAGTGATAACTTTTTATAAATCCTTTGTAAAATACTATTAGGCTCATTCATAATACTATACATCGGATTTTGAATAATAGCAACGTTCTCCTTTTCAAAAATCCTATCTTCAAATAATCCTTTATAAGGATTCCAGATATGGACTTTTATTTTTCTAGGATACCATTCTATTATGTCAGCACATTCCAACTGGTAAATATTATACGTACCAGTTTCATCAGGATTATTATCGCAATCAGTCGGTACGATAGCCACACAACCCTGTTTAAGCATTCGCTCAACGGCATCCTGAATTAGTGCGGTACCAGTCTGATCTAAATTTGCTTCTGTATTAAGACATTCTTGTAAAGAAGACTTTATAGCAGAAACATAATTACCATTTTCATCTGTTCTACAATGAACTATGTTAATAGCTGCAACATCTCTTGCAATTTTATTATATATAGAATTGATCATAGAACGATCGGTATAACTTCTATAACTTTGTGTTATTGGAGAAATTGCATATGCAGGACCTAAATCTTTATATTCCTCTTGTGTGGGATCTCGTCCCATAAATGCATTCCAAGCATGCTTAATTCTATTCTTAAAATCCATTTCTTTGATCCTTTCTTTTTATTCGAAGTAATCTTTATTAAGCTTGTAAGCAACAAATGCATCCATCATTGCTGCCACGTTATCTATCTTATCTTGATGTCTTTTCTTATAAAGTTTACGATTTCCATTATTGTCTTCAAGTACAACAGAATTACCCATTGCAAACTTCATTAATTGTTCATCAAAAATAAGCATTCTTCGTTCGGCTAATTTCTTTAATTCGCCAAGAGGTACAGATTCGGTCTTTACACCCTGTATAACTTTCTCAATAGCATATGGACCATTTTCTCTAGCCCATCGCTCAATAAACTCTTTTGCATTATAAGGGTCATAACCAACAGCTTCTACATTATACTTATTGTCATCTATAAACTTTTCCAAATCCTCATACACAATCATTAAATCAAGAACTGTAGCATCCATAATAACTAAAGTTCCTTCATTAACAAAATCATCATATAACAATCTTGTTGCTAATGTTAATTTTGATTGTGTTAATGTTGTAATATAACTTCTTGTCTTAATACCAAAACGACCATCTCCAAGAGGAAACAAAAACGTAAATGCACAAAAGTCATCGCCTTGTGATAAATCCATACCAAGAGCACAACTCATATTCCAGAATTGTACAGGAGGATGTAATGTTGTTTCTTCTGTAGTGAAATAATATACATAACCTTGCATTGGGATATTAAACATCTTTGCAAGTATATCATTTCTAAGAGATGGAATCTTCATTGACTTTTCAACTTCTTTACGATAATCATCTTCTGAAGTTGTATATCCAATATTAGGATTTGCCTTCTTCCATAATTCTGGATAGTTAATTTCATCAATGTTATCAAGGCGATAGTACCAAATACTAGTATTGATGTCTACGAATTCACCTTTAAGTATATCCATAAGCATCATTTTGATTGTATCACCGACACTATCTCTTATTGTACCTTCCGAAGACGTACATAATATTAAATATTCTGGTATCTTCTTAGCACCTTGTTCAATTGCTTCAATAGGATTCTCTTTAATTTCTCCTGATAACCATTCATCAAGAGAAGCTATCTTAACTCGAATACCCTGAAGCGAATCAATTGAAAGGGGTCTTACTTCAAGAAGTGAATTTGTTAAAAAGTTCTGAATACCTTTCTTTGTAGAAGCCAATTTAACTCTGTTAGCTTTTGAACCAGTTGTATTGTTAATAGAACCTTCTGTAAGGAATTTAAATAAAGGCCCTCGAGATTTAACCATAGCTGTTCTTATAGGAGATATAACTTCATCTGCTTGTCGCATAGTAGGTGCTACAGCTATTTGATATGTAGTAGTTCTATCAATATTTAAAAAATAATTATGAATAGTACTAACATACATAGACTTAGAAGCACGTCTTCCAACAATAAGAAACTGTTTATTAATAAGTCTCTTTTTTATGTTTTTAGTAATGAATTTACCCGGTTTACCATCTCTACTTTTAACAAATACTGGGGTAGCTTCAAAGTAATACCAACAGAATATTTGTTCTGCCCAGAGTTTAAAGGAATCTAATAGGACTAAATCGGAGCCGTCAGTCAATGTCAACTCTTTTTCACAAAAAGCTATATATCCTTCAACTGGAGCAGGATCATACCAAACCGCTGGATTTGCTATAAGCGCATCTATACGATTCATTTCCATAGAAATTGGAAGTGATACTGGTATTGTATGATTGATGACAGCTTGCCGAAATTGCCCATAATATTTCGGTACGGCTGTATTTGATAACATATATTACTCCTTAAAATTTAATTTTGCCTTCGTCATAGGCATCGAGCCAAGCATCTACATAATCTTCTGCCTTTGCTTCAGCAGCTTCTGCACTCATGCCACGCTCTTTCATATACTTCTTTTTCATGTCTTTAACCCAGTCGTCAATAACATCTGAGTCGTGTTTCTTCATGTCTTTGTACATTCTCTTATCAGAGTCATAGTCACCGTATTTTGACTTGGTTGACTTTGATGCTTTGTCTATCTTCTTTAAAGCTTTTTGAGATTCTTTATTTAAATCATCTAGATCATAAGAATGATTCTTTGAAGGTTTATAAGAAGAATAGTCTTTGATTTTATCAGAACCAAGAACTCTTTCAATGATAGAACGTTTCTGAGATGCTGTTTTACCATAATTCCAATCATTGTAAATCTTCATATGATCATCATCGTCAAGATTAATTGTAGGTTGATAATATGTAACTTTATCTTCTTTCTTATCCTTCTTTTTATCTTTTTTAGACTGACTATCATTGTAAAGTTTATCACGCCATGCATTTATGAAATCATTTGTTTCTGCAATAGTCGAATATGTATCATCGTCATCTTCTTGTTCTTTCTGGCGGCGCTTTTCTTCTTTCTTCCTTTGTTTCTCTTGCTTCTTCTGATCTTTAAGCCACTGCTTATCATCCTCATGAGATTTCTCAGTCATTGCAACATTGTAATCAGCATCAATTACGGCTTGTCTAGCTTTTTCAAGAGCTTCTCTTGCCTTCTTAACTTCGGGATCTTTCTCATCAGCTTCAAGCATTGTCTTTCTATAATCTTGTTCTGCTTTATCTGCATCAGCTTTAGCCTTACGTGCAGCATCTCTAGCTTTCTGCATCTCAAGAGCATCTTTCTCTAACTCGTCTTTAGTCTTCTTCTTATCATACTTCTCAGGATTCTTGGCCTGATCATATGCAAGTTCAGATTTCTGTCTTTCGGCTTTAGTCTTCTTAGCTTCTTCTGCAGTCTTATTAGACTTATTAATGTAATCTCTAATCTTAGTAACCTGTTCTGTTACGTCTGCTGCTTTTGTAAGATAGTGAATAGCTTTATCGATATAATGATCTGCATTCTTATGTTTTCTTGCTTTGTCCTTTGCATCCAGGTCACGAACAATTTGCATTGTGTTGTAACGATTTACGACTTGCTGTATTTCTTCATTTGTAAATTTTTCAAGATGCTTT